GTAAATCTCAATACCCTCAAGAGCCAGTCCGAGATTACCCCGTCCGGGATGGGATATTCCATTGAACAGAGACACCGGGTTATCTGAAATGTAAAAGGGGGCGTCAAGGGTGGTTTCTAGCAAATGCCAGTCCTTCTGCATAAGTACATCAGCTTCTGTATGCTGATCGCTGAGCATTTCCAGAAATATCCCTTTAGCTTCTGACGCATCCCCTGCAATTATCTGAAGAACATCTTCTAATTCAGTGTCAGGTGACAGCGAAAATTCATCAACAAATTGGTCAAACAGCCCCATCTCCAGTAGCTTTTTTTTAAATGAATGCGATATATGCTTGATCTGTTCATGCTGATTGTGTGTACGCATCTGTTGAATAGCGGTAAACATCGCCAAGTCATGCCTCTCTACCTGACTGAGAGTCCTGAGGTTTTTTTTCTGCAGGATCTTGGTAATAACTGATGCGGCGCGCCCTTCATAATGACACAGCATCGGTTCGAGGCTGAGATGTTCCGGATGATTATCAAAGTTGTAGAAGGTGTTCCGGACGGTGGCATCGTTGACGGTAGTCACAAAAACTCGCCCGCTCTCTTTGTCGAAAGCGAACAGCTGCTTTCTGTTTTTTTTCTTTTTCCCCGATGATCCGAAGTGCTCCAGCAGAAAGCGGGGAACGGTGTGCTGCCGCACAACGTCAGTTTGCATGCTCGATGGCTCGGCCATGTACAGGGTCCTTTTTTTTGGTTGGTCGAAAAGCGACAGGTTTTTGTTCGTAGCGTTCAGGCGCGTCGGCTAATGTCGTTACTTGTCACATTTTGCTCATAGTAACCATTCCCTTCATACAGTCTCGCTAGTATCCATTAAATATACCTCTGCCTATTACTGGCTTCACGACTTACTGAAGAGAACAATTTACTCGGAATCGTAACGGCATTGATGACACGTGATACGTGAAAACCTTATTAAACCTTTGAAAGATAATCTAGAAATCTTCAAAAACCGTAACTTGATCTTTTTATTGAGTTTTTATGCTACTGGGGTTAGGATATAACAATCATATTATGATTGATGTTTTATGATTTTTTCCTGTAAAACCAAAGCGTTTACTAATAAAAAACCATAAAAAAAAGCCCTGTTGACGCAGGGCTTCTTGAACGAGACATGTTGACGCATATCTCGGTGTGTATGGAGGAAAACCTACCGCTACACCTTTTGTTTGACAACTCAGGATAGCGGTTCTCCTAACCCTTTTCAAGGCTGTACGGGTTTGCATCCTTGTGAACGGAGAATCTATTATGGCTACAATGAATTGCCCGAAGTGTGGTAATCCTTGTCTAGTGATTTTTAGACGTTCCTTTCTAGATAAATCAGGAAAGCTTGTTTATCCCAAGAAAGGTAAAGCGTTTCCAATCCCACAGTGTGATTGTGGGAAAAAATAAACAAACCCGGCTATATGCCGGGTTTTCTTTTTCATCTATTTCGGAGCTGCCGCTATCATTGCCTGATAGATACGGCGGAACTTGCCCCGATCGGTACCCGCCATTGCAAAATGCCCCTGCGACATCATCTGGCGTGTTGGTTCCAGAGGTACCAGTGCGTAACCTTCTGGAATTGGTGAGCATTTACCGGCCTCCAGCGCCTCTACCAGCTCCGCATTGCGGGCCTGATAAATCTCTACGGCATTGAGTAGGTTTGTTACGTACTCAGCATCACTGCATGGGGCGCAAATAACTGAGCCATCAGAATTCAACACCGTCATATTGAGGTGCGAGCAAAAATCGCAGGTGCGCATTACCGATTCTCCCCAGTTTCTGACAGGTCGGGCGATAAGTTCGGTTGTGTTCATGCTGCGCTCAGTCATTCCAGTTCTCCAGTTCGTTCTGAATTTCTTCGTCGATTTCATCCGTGGTGGCTTCTTCGTTCAGGTAATCGCGAGCCTCTTTCAGGTAGTGGTCGCGGCGTTCGTCATACCAGGCGGAAAACTCCGGCGACCATCCGAATGTGTCTCCCTGATAGTCGACCTTGGCGTTGTCTTCTGCCATTCGTTCAACCATGCAATACGCGGTTATTAATCCGCATTCCCGGATATAACCGCGCAGATGGTGCTTGCGCCACCATGGGTTTACTTTCGAATCGCACACATCGCGCATCTGAACTTTCCAGCGACGAATACAACGGGCGTTAAGTGATTTGCTCATGCCCGCCCCTCCCGGATCTGCTGAACCTTGCCGTCGAATAAAAAATCGATATGGTCTACTGAATCAGAAGTCAGCATGGATTTTGTGAAATCTTTCGCGTCAATCCAGGCCTGTGCTCGCTGTTCTCCAACAGCTGACTTCAGCGACTCAATGACCAGAACTACGTCATCAACGCTGTCAGCGCCGGTAGCCTGATGCATGGCCGTCTCCCACTCAATTTCGGCTCTGACAGCGGCGTCACGTTCCAGGCAAGCCGTACGCGCCGCTACCAGCGCACAGTCCAGACGCCCCGCCAGTTCGGTCAGCAGTTGCGCCGTCTTCGGATTTTCGTACTTAGCGACCACGTAAGTGGCGCGGATTAACTGCTCATGGGTCATGTCATTCATGCGCGGGCGCTCCCGAAAATTTTATGGATCTGATAGCCCTGCCAGTTCTGGCGGCAATCATCAGTGATTACGTTTACTGGCTCAGATGGTTTTTCCGGCTCAGCTGGCTTGATTAGCGATTTCCGCGCAGCGCGGCGGGCGGCACAGTCAGCTTTACGCTTTGCCTTACGGCGCTCAGCCAGTGCTTCCACGTACGCCTCGTAATCCTGAAACGTCAGGAAATAACCCTGTTTACCCTGTTTGATGATGTTGCCCTTCCTGCAAATCTGAGTAAGAAAGTCGCGCGTGATGCCGTCGCTGGTACCAAGTAGCGTTTTTATTTCCGCATAGGTCAGTCTGCGTCGTTCTTTCAGCTCAGCGACCACGGCATCCACACGACTCAGAAAGGTTTCTTCCGGCGTTTTATAGTCAGGTGCAAGCGCGTAAACATACTCGCGCCGCCGTCCTGAACGTACCACCTTCCCGCTACGCAGCAGTCCACCGAGCAGCGTTGAGGTCCGGTTTGGGTCCATGCCGATAGACGCGGCGATTTCGCGCAGGTTTCCTTCCCGGTTAGTCAGGAAGCTGATCACGTCGTTAACTAAATTCGTTGTCATGATTTCCTCACTTCACCACACGCAGGTGGCTGACGTTTTTACGGTAACTGGCCCAGTTGAAGTTCACCCAGATGCCGCCATCCATCTGCAGGCGGTCCATCACCCTCTCGCCCAGTACGGCGGTCAGCTGGGGGTGATTGAGGTTGGTCAGCACACCAACAGGTTTCAGGGCTGCCAGGCGGCGATCGATTATCTGGTTCAGGATGACGAACTCGCCGCGCGTCTCGCGCTGCACACCCACCTCATCGAGAACCAGCAGGTCTACGCGGCAAAGGTCATCCAGTAACGCGGATTCTGATTCGCCCTCGTCGTAGCAGGCGCGAACGCGCAACATCAGGTCGGGGATGGTTACAATCAGCACCGTGGCGCCACGCCCGAGGAGATGATTTCCGATGGCCGCCGCCAGATGGTTTTTCCCGGTACCGCAGCCGCCGCTGAACACGAAACTGCCAAATCCGGTACCGAAGTTCTGCGCGTAGCGTTTCGCCATCGTCAGCGCAAGTTGCTGCCCCTCGCCGCTCACCTGGTAGTTTTTGAACGTGCAGCTGCGGTGCAGGTCCTGAATACCCGATCGCCCGAAAATACGGTCTGCACGCGCTTTCTGGTTGAGTTTCTCCACCTCAGCGCAGTGCTTGCGTCCCTCTTCCTGCTGCCAGGCCATAAGTTCTTCAGCGCTGGTGAACTTGGGTTTGATGCCCGCCGGCATGAGCCGCTGCAGGCGTCCGATTAATTCGCTGCTGGTTTTCATGATCACCCCGTGAATCCGTCTGGAATCGTGTTATCAGGTTGCGGTACCGAAAGGGCCTGCGACTGATAGCGCGACGTCGCAGTGTTTTTTGACTGCTCAGGTTCGAACAACCCCTGCCAGCCGTTGGCTATGCTCCGGTTGATTATTTCTTCGGGGCTATATCCTTTGGCGATACAGCGGCCCAGCAGGTTGATAGCTTGCGTAACGGTCTGCATCGACTTGATGGGCTTTTTCAGATCGCGACGATAGGCGACCCATGAAGACCAGGTTTCACGCGAAAGCCATTCCGGGACAGGAGCGGTTTCGGGATTGAAATCAGACCTTCCTGTCCTGGGGGATTTAGGGGGTTTATTAATATTGTCTTTATTGTCTTTTGTAATAGTGTCTTTTGTGTGTCCCCATTGTGGTGACAGGCTTGTCACTACCGTGGTGACATTTTTTGTCACTACCGTGGTGACAGTGTCATCATCATGGTGACTGTCACTACCATGGTGACAATTTTTGTCACTACCGTGGTGACTCCCGGGTCCGCTTTTAGCGGGAGGGATTTTCCACTCGTTAAGGTTTTTATTCGGCCCAATTAATGAACCATCAGATATCAGGACGTGCATGCTCAGCAGCTCTTTTTTTACAGCGTTAACTTTCTGCCGGGGTAGCCTGGTTAACTGAGCTAGCTGGGTGTCAGCAATGCGGTCCATTTTTTTGTTGAACCCATAGGTCTTTCGGCAAACAGCATGAGCAACTTTGGCCTGATTTTTCGTCAGGTTGGCCCCAATAAGCTCCTCGTACAGCTCGTTCGCCAGACGTGTGAATCCATCGTCTGTATCGGCCACACGCATCTCCACCACCTGCAATTCAGGTCTGATTGGTACTACGGAAAGACGCGCTAAATTACCCATAGCGCACCTCGTTGAAATTTACGGTTTGTCCAGTCATACTGACCTCGCAATTGCATCCAGTTATTGCACCCGAAGGCCGTTGCTGTTCCACCAGCACGGTCTTCAACCTTTCAGAACAGCCCGCGCTGTTCGGTACGCTTAACGCGCTTTTCTTCGAACCTGTCGGCAGAAGTGGTTTGTTTCTCTGCCCACAATTTCGCGTGTCGTAAAACATCATCGAAAATTTTCCCCTTACGGCTTGCCTGAGACATACGCCGGTATAAATCCACGGCCTGGAATGCCCCCCCCCTGAGCGATCGGAACAGGAAAGCCCTGCTTAATCAGCTCTTCGCGGACGTGCTTCTCGATAAACTGCTCATGGTTCATAAGCGGCCCCGGTTACATGACGCCCAGCATCGAGGTGACCATCGTCATCAGCGGCCCGACCTGCTCGGGCATCAGGCGAAACAACGACGCAATCCCCTCGCTCACCTCTTTCAGCTTCTGATGTTCAGGCGCTTTCATCAGCACGGCCTGTTTGGCTTCCGCGCATTCTTTCATCGCCGTCGCGACGCGCGACAGGATGTCTTCCTGAGGAATGAGCCGGGTACGGAACTCGAGCGGGAGAACGTTAAGAATTGCCGGAGTTAACTCGCGGATATTTGCATGTGCGTAATCGGTATCACCGTCCAGCCAGCGAAAGAGCTTTTGACGCTGGCGGTTGATTTCGGTCGGGAACTCCAGGCAGCCGCCGCTGAGTTGATATTCCTCAACAATCAGCCCGGCCACCACGTCCTGGTTATCGATTGCAGCCGCCCATGCACGAACAGCCGCACGAAGCTGCTGGTGAGTAAATTCCGGCTTCGCCTGAGAACGATTTATCATCGTTACCGGAACTGTTCCGGTACTCTGTTGAAATTGAAGTGATTGCATTTACTGCTCCTTAGGTGCTGCTTCGTTAACCGCCGCCTTACAAGACCGCGGAGTAAATTCCGGCCAAATGTGAACCCATTCACTTGGCAAGCAATCAGCCCGAGTAACCATGCCGTCCGTATAACGTTCAATCTCTATGGCGCGGCGAGGAGAAATTGGTGCCGAGCTGGAGGCCATCTGGGACAGAAAGGACATTGAGATCCCCAGCTTTTTGGCAAGCCATTTAGCGTTACCACGTTGCTGAGAAAGGTAATCTTTGAGTTGCATATACTCTCCTTCTAAGGTGTGAAAATGAGTTTACTAATTACTAAACCTTATAGTCAAGTATTTGCTTGTTTAGAATTTACTAATCAAAATGCGCTAATGACCAAAGCAGAAATAAGAAGAATGCAGCTCAAGGCGTGGTTCGCCGATAAATCGCTGCCAGAAAAAGAGAAGAGCTATTTATCCCAGTTGATAAATGGCAAGAGCTCCTTTGGGGAAAGAGCAGCCAGAAGAATCGAAAACGACTACGGCATGCCATCAGGATATTTAGATGAGGATGGTGAACAAGGCGAAAAGCGCCCTAATGAAGTGGTACTGACGTCTGATGAACTTCAACTAATCAAATATTACCGCAGCTTTCCTGACTCCACGAAAAAAGAGATGCTAATAGAGTTTGAAAGTATGTACGAGAAGTTCAATAAACTTTTCAAAGAACTCCTGGCCTCACGTAAGTAAGTATAACGTCTCAATATAACCGCCTTATGGGCGGTTTTTTTATACCTATCTGCCTCATTCAAAACTAAAAAACCTTAAATCTTAATTGTTTAGCGTCAACTAAACGAAAAATGTTTATCAAACACTTTACACAAACGTTTAGTAATGAGTAAACTTCCAGCATCAACAACGCGCTGCGTTGCTCCGATAAACGTTCCGCCAGCCTGGCGATAAGGGCAGAGGATGAGATGGTTAATCAACACTACGGCACGATGCACATCATTCGCCAGTGTGTAACACCGGGAATGCTGGCAAAGCACGACGGGCACACCTGGAATGTGTCAGCGGTTCGCGGCAAATACGTTTACCTGCGTACCATGCGCGGCACCACACGTATTAACGATTGTCTTGTGGAAGTCTTACTGAATGGCTGGGGTGATCCGATGATTCATGGTCAGGAAACTACCGGTGCGAAATGCGCTTACTGCAAAAGCCCTCTTCAGCCTGGCGACGAAGTAAAAAGCAACCTGCTTTTACTGCGCGGCAACATGCTTGCCCGCGAAGAACGGCATTACTGCTCCAGGCAGTGCGCCGGGCACGATCAGATGGCTCACGAGCCATAAACGCAAAAACCCGCCGAAGCGGGCCTTACGTCCAGCGGAACCGACCAAAGCACGCTGGAAATCTGAAAAACCAAAACAACACCCAATGGGCGCTGTCAATGGCCCGGGGATCTTAACACCCAAAAATGAGGAACAGTATGGAATTCTTCAATCTGATAAAGGCCAGCCAGAAATCTAAAAAGCCAAACGGCATTTTCTGGTTCACCGCCAAAACCGAAGCACGCGCCAAGCTCCAGGCGCAGGTTATTCTCGAAGATGCTGAAATCGAAGTGGGTCGTGGCCATGATTACCAGCTTCCTGTCCTGACTAATTTCCCGGTGGTAAATGATCTGCCGGAAGAAGGCGTCGTCGACTTTACCTGGTGTGATCGTTACGAACTGCAGGAAGACGGGCGTACCTGGCTACCAAAAGCGAAACCGGCTGAATCCGTAAATATTCAGGACGAACGCGCGCAGCTTGCAGACGCTGCCGCTAAAGCCAGTACTCCAGCAGCTGACGCCCCTGCACTGCTCCGCCCGGTAGCACGACTGCGCCTGCCGCAGCGCCTGATTGCACACCTGCTTAACGACACTGAAGAAAAAGAAATCAGTGAAGCTATGCACGTACAGATCGGCGCAGCTGAGGCGGACGAAAGCAATATCTATATCCAGAATCTGCTGCAGGCCTGCCGGGAGGTACCAGGCATTGATGAACTGTCTGCACATGTTGAGTGGAAACTCATTCAGGCTGTAAAAGAATTATTCCCACTGGAGCAGAACCACGAAGTAAGCGCCATCAACGGATTTATTACAGCCTGGGTGGAAGCTGACCCGGGTGATCGCTCCCAGCTCGTTAAAGAGTGGGCTGACATCGGTCATGACTGGCCTGAAATTAATACTACCGCCGCCTCCGCAACTGACATTGTTCAGAAATTGCAGAATGCGGAAATTCCAGAGCTTATCACCGTGGCAACCCTGCCATTCCGCCAGCGTCTACTCGCTCAGTTTATCTCTGAAAGCGAATACGCCTACCACATCCAGGCAGAGCAGAAAAATGCCCTTATCGCACTGGAAATGGACGTGGATAACTCGTACGTACAAAACCTGCTCCTGGCCGCTGAAAACACCCCTTCCCTGAAAGACGTCAGGGAATACGACCTATGGAAACTGACCGACGCGGTCAGGGAAGTGTTCCCGCAGGATAAAAAATTGCCTGAGCTTGGCGTAATGCTGCAGTTCCTGAAAGCCTGGAGCGAAACCGCGTATATCGACAAGGGGCTGCTTGTGAAGGAATGGGCCAAAGGAAATCGCATTTCCGCCATTCAGCGCACAGACACCGGCACGAATGCTGGCGGCGGCATCGCGACAGATCGTAGCCAGGATTATGCGCACACCCTGGATACGCTGGATATTGAAATTGCAGCCGCGACGCTGCCGATGGATTTCGATATTTACAACATGCCTGTATCCATTCACCGCCGCGCCAGAGAAATCATTGAGAAAAAAGAAAGCCCGTTCAGGGAATGGTCAGCAGCGCTGCGCAAAACAGCGGGCATCCTGGACTATTCGCGCGCTGCCATTTTCGCCTTGATCCGTGGTGCCGCCGAAAACGTCCATCATTTCCCGGTCAGCCTGCAAACCTACATCAGCGCAAGCCTGAAAGAACACCAGCATGCCAAGCCAGATGCTGCAACTGTGGAGGCTGCGCAATTTAGCCGTGAAACCCTGGATAAACAACTGGCCGCTGACCGAGGCGAATATGTTGAGGGTATCAGCGACCCGGCGGATCCGAAATGGGATAAAACGCCGCGTAAATCCTTCTGTACTCACGAAGAGAACTTACAGCGCGTCCGAGAAGAAGGGGCGCGTCGCCGGGCTGAAGAAGCGGCAGCACAGCCTAAGGTCGAAAACCTCGGCGCTGGAGTGTTCTCTATCGAAGGGCTGACCGGTAACACCCCGATTAATCCGGACAACGGCCCGGTAACGGGCGACGCCACTTATCAGGAAATGGCCGAAGGCCTGCGCGAAGAACTGGAGATTACCGAAGATGTGCAGATGGAAACGGCTGTCAGTAACGAAATCCCGGCTGGTACACCGGTTTCAGCAGGCGAAAGCGCTGATGAAGATCATCCGCAGGCAGATGCCGTAGCGCCGTCAGAAATTTTCGCGGCCGCAGCGCCGAGCCTGGCGAATCATGATCAGGAGAATGTGAAACAAAAACCGGAAAATGTGCATCAGAGTGACGATTCTGCGCATCAAGAAGCCGAAAAAGTGAATCAGGTCGAGCCAGAAGTGCATCAGGAGCCACCAGCGCCAGAATACCCGGCTTTCTTCGAACCAGGCCGCTATGAAGGGTTGCCGAACAACGTTTACCACGCCGCGAACGGCATCAGTTCCACCATGGTGAAAGATGCCCGCGTATCGCTGATGTATTTCAATGCGCGCCACGTTGAAAAGACCATTTCCCGCGAGCAGTCCAAAGTGCTGGATATGGGTAACCTGGTGCATGCGCTGGCACTGCAACCGGAGAACCTGCACACAGAATTCAGTATTGAACCTGAAATCCCGGAAGGCGCATTCACCACCACGGCAACGCTGCGCACGTTTATCGACGCACATAACGCCAGTCTGGCACCGCAACTCAGCGCTGAAGATATCAAAGCACTGCTGGAGGCGCACAACGCCACACTGCCCGCCCCGGTACCGCTGGGCGGCGGTCTGGAAGAGACAGCGCAGAGCTATATGACGCTGCCAGCTGAGTTCCAGCGTATCTCGGCAGACCAGAAGCAGACGGCGACCGCAATGAAAGCCTGTATCAAAGAATACAACGCCACCCTGCCCGCGCCGGTGAAAACCAGCGGCAGCCGTGATGCGTTACTCGAACAACTGGCGATCATTAATCCTGACCTGGTGGCGCAGGAAGCACAGAAGCCGCAGCCGCTTAAAGTATCCGGTACCAAAGCCGACCTGATTCAGGCCGTGAAGGCTGTTAACCCTGACGCCGTGTTCGCCGACGAACTGCTGGATGCCTGGCGCGAAAACCCGGAGGAAAAAATTCTGGTAACGCGCCAGCAGCTGGCGACCGCCCGGGCCATTCAGTCAGCGTTACTGGCCCACCCGACCGCCGGTAAGTTCCTGACGCACCCGGGGCGTGCTGTTGAAGTCAGCTATTTTGGGATCGACGAAGAAACCGGGCTGGAAATCCGCGTACGCCCGGACCTTGAAATCGATATGAACGGCATCCGCATCGGGGCTGACCTCAAGACGATAAGCATGTGGAACGTGAAGCAGTCTGGCCTGCGTGCCCGGCTCCACCGCGAAATCATTGACCGCGATTATCACCTGAGTGCGGCCATGTATACCGAAACAGCAGCACTGGATCAGTTCTTCTGGATTTTCGTGAACAAAGACGAAGGTTACCACTGGATCGCCATTGTCGAAGCCAGCCAGGAACTGCTTGAGCTGGGCGCGCTTGAGTACCGCACTACCATGCGCGCCATCGCTAACGCATTCGATACCGGCAAGTGGCCAGCACCGATTGTTGACGACTACACCGACGAACTGAACGACTACGATATGCGCCGCCTCGAAGCGCTGCGCACGGCTTAAGGGGAATGACGATGGAAAAGAGCAACGTAGCAGTTATTGATCAGAGTGCTCCGAGCACAATGAATAACGCATCCCTACTTCTGAATATTGATGTAATGGATCGCATGATGAAACTGGCAGACATCATGTCTCAGGGCGTAGCAACCGTGCCTAAACATCTTCAAGGCAGGCCATCAGACTGCCTTGCGATAATCATGCAGGCTGCACGCTGGGGCATGGATCCGTTTGTAGTGGGCCAGAAGAGTCATCTGGTTAATGGCGTCCTGGGTTATGAGGCGCAACTCTACAATGCCTTAATCACCAGCTCGAATGTTGTTCATGGCCGATTTAAATACGAGTACGGCGGCGACTGGGAAAAGATTGTTGGGAAAAAGGATAGTCGTGATGAATCAGGGCTGTTTGTCCGAGTCGGTGCCGTGCTGCGTGGCGAAACAGATATTACCTGGGGTGAACCGCTTTACCTAGCCGACATCACCACCCGTAACTCACCGCTGTGGAAGACAGCACCAAAACAGCAAATCGGCTAGCTCGCTGTTAAGTACTGGGCCCGATCCTATTGCCCTGAAGTGACAATGGGAATTTATGACAAAGATGACCTGGAGCAGCGCACCGAGAAAGAGATCAACCCGGCGCCCGCTCCGCGCATGAGCGTCCAGGAAATTACCAGTGATGTGAGCACCACCAGCGCACAGGAATGCACTACGAACATCGATGCCCTGGCCGATGATTTCCGTGACCGCATTGAAGCCGCTGAAACACTGGATGCGGCAACATCTGTTGGTAACGATATCAATGAAGCAAAAGCCATGCTCGGGGCGGGATTGTTTACTGAGTTGAAAAATAAAGCGACCAAGCGTTACCACCTGGTCAATAACCGAAACAAGGTTGAAGCCGCAATTAACTCATTACCAAACCCCGGAGAACCCGATGCAGCGGAGCTGTTCGCTAAGGCTGAGCAGACCCTGACGGCGGCGAAACGCCACCTGGGCGATGAGCTGTACGAGAAATTCAGCATCACGCTGCTGGATATGAAACCTGAGTATGTCGGCTAAGGGAGGCGGGAGGGTTCGCCCTCCCGGTTAACGATGAGACTAATTAACAGAGGCAGCAAAAAATCTCCCGTGGCACGACAGGCTTGCGCCGCAGCGCTACAGGAGCATTACGAGCGTTTCGGAGATTACGGTATGACCGGCAAAAGCATGGACTACATGATCCGGGTAGACGGGACCAAACTTCGCGTCGAGATCAGGAACTGCCAACACAGCTACATCGCGACGCCGATGGATAAACCGCGCCGGCTACGTGCTCTGGCAAGCCCTGTGATGAGTTTAAGGGGAAAACCATGATCTGTTGTTTTGAAGAGGTACCGAAAGCGCAATGGCCGGAAAAACTCCACGACCCCAGCCGAACCAACGTCTGGATAAATCCACGCTTTCTGGTGCAGGAGTTTCATGAGGAAGGGGGTGTAATTCGCCTGTCTGTTAATACAAGAGAGTTGGGGTTAGCGGGACGCTGGAAAGACGGCATAAGCTGGGACACGCTCCAGGAAATCAAAAACGCCGTTGGCTATGCGGACCGGGATGCGGTCGAGATTTACCCGGCGGAACGCGACATGGTGAACGTTGCCAATATTCGCCACCTGTGGATTTTACCTGAACCGTTGCCGTTCGCATGGCGCCGTGACAGTTGATAACGAAATATCAAACGGCCCCGGCTGGGGCCAGTGGAGAGCATCAATGGAAAAATTATTAAGCGTAAAGGCTGTATGCGACGTTCTCAGCATGTCTCGCGCCACGCTTTACCGAAAGGTGAGTTGCGGGGAACTACCGCGCCCTCTGAAGGATGGGCCGCGCTCAAAGTGGCCTGAATCGTCTATCGTGCCATACATCGAGCGAATCAAGAGCCAGAGCCAGGCATAAAACCTCGAAGCCAGGACTCGTAGGCGAGCATCATCTCTCGCCGTTCTGGCAGATACTCGGCGTGGTTATAGGCGGCAACGACACGGTTAGCTTCGGCATGCGCCAGTTGCTTTTCTATAACCTCACGCCGGAATCCCATTTCGTATAGCGTGGTTGACGCGGTGGCACGGAAATCATGACTTGTAATGTGCTTCGCTGCAAACCCCAGGTAAACGATAGCTCGGTTAATGGTGCTGTCGGCCAGTGGCGCACGGGGATTCTTCACACCGGGAAGGATAAGCGGATTATCTCCGGCCAGCGCCTTCGCCCTCTCCAGTAGAGATCGGGTGTAAGGCGTCAGCGGAACTGAGTGTGGGCGGCTCATCTTCATTCGCTCAGCCGGGATCACCCACAGATTCTGGTCCCAGTCTATTTCTGTCCACACCGCCCCGCGCAGCTCCCCCTGGCGCACAAAAAAGAATGGTAACAACTGTAAACATAATTTCGTCTGTGTGTGGCCGGTGTAACTTTCCGCTGCAGCAAAATATTTGCGTAGCTCGTCACCAGTCAGGCAACGGGAATTTTCAGTTTTCGGCGGAATAATTGCTCCTTTCAGGGCGGCGGCCGGATCAGAGTCGGCGCGAAGCGTGGCAACCGCATAACAAAAAATTGCCGAGCACCATTGCCGCACTTTTAACGCGGAAGACGTCGATCCGCGGCTCTCCATCTTTTTTAACACCGCAAGAATTTCATGCGCAGTGATATCGCGGATTGGTTTGTTACCGAATGCCGGATAGCAGTTTATCGCCAGAAAGTTTTCTACCTGCTCACAGGTTCCTTTCGTCCAGGTAGGACGCTTCTTCTCAATCCACTCTTTAGCCACAAGTTCGAACGTATTGGCCGATTCGATTTCGGCGCGCTGGCGTTGCTGTTTTTTAACGTCTGTGGGGTTAAGCCCGCGCTTAACCTGCTCGCGGGCCCATTCGCGCTCGCGGCGCGCATCGGAAAGGGAAACAGACGGATATTCGCCGATAGTGTATCGGCCGTCTTTGGTTGGAGTAAGCCAGTACCGATAGCGCCAGAATTTAGCGCCGGTAGGTCTGACTTCGAGATAAAGCCCCTGTCCATCCTGCAACGTGTAGGGCTTATCCTGTGGGCGGGCATTTTTAACGCGGGTGTCTGTGAGTGGCAT